GTAATTGCAGGGCTGGTGGCAGTTAGTGTACCTGTTACTGTAAGTGCATTATTAACCGTGGTAGTGCCAGTACTAGCCCCTATATTCAAACTAGTTGCGGCACCTGCAAAGTTCACAGTAGTTGCTGTAGTATTAACTAATGGAAATGTAGTAGCAGTTGTTGTAATACCAGCGTTTGCACCTAAACTATTATTAACTGTGGCATTAGTAGCAACTAAGTTTGCAAGTGTACCAACTGATGTTAAACTACTAGATAAGACATTACTTGCTAGTGTATTACCTGTAATACTTCCTGCGCTAACACTACCTGCTGATCCTGATACACTACCAGTAATAGTATTTGTTACTGTAAGATTAGTTAGTGTTCCAATACTAGTTAGACTTGAATTTACTACTGTAGAATTTAATGTAGTACCTGTTAGTGTGCCGGCGGCTGCCGCAGGAATTTGACTCCATGCAAATACACTACCGTTACTACTTAAAAATTGATTAGCCGTTGCACTAGCTGGAGCACTTATATAGGCAATCTGTCCTGTGCCTGTTTGATAAACTATTTGAAGATTACTACCACCTGCAAGTGTAGTTGCTGTACCGGCAGTTGTTGCCGAATTAGATGATGTTGCTGACGTTGCCGATGTTGCTGTTGTTGCTGTAACGGCGTTACCACTAATGCTTCCAATGATTGTGTTTGTTACTGTAAGATTAGCCAATGTACCAACACTAGTAAGACTAGAATTTAAAATATTTGGCGGTAAAGTTGTACCAGTTAATGCACTAGCCGGAGTTGGTGTTGAATATAATGTAGGGTAATTTAAACTGTTCCAATGCGTAACACCGTCGCCGTATTTAATACGGCCGGTGTCTGTTTCTAAACCTGGTTCACCCGCGGCTAACACAGGATTAACTGCTGTCCAGTTAGCTGCCGAATCTCTTCTTAATTGTATCTGATATGTCATGTCAGTCCTTATGCCATTGCCGCTGCCATAGCGATGGCAAATGATCTAATATTAGTTCCGCCAATAATTGCGCCAGCAAATGTTGGTGTCGCTGTTGTACGCAAATCTTGTGGATCGCTAATTGTTATAGTTGTTCCGCTAGCACTAACTGTCACACCATTATTACTAGCAAATGTTAGTGTACCTGAGTTTGCACTAATTGTTGCTGTGCCTGTAGTACCTGTAACAGTAATTTTAGCATTGCTAGTTGTCATATAACCTGTTAGAGTTGTTGTTAAACTTGTACTAGTTACATATGGAGTTAATGCTGTAGTTAATGCAGTACTGGTTACATAATTGCTCAGGGTTGTTGATACCCCACTTGAAGTTACGTAGCTACTTAAAGTTGTTGTTAAACTGGTATTTGAAACATAATTTGCCGCTAGACTAGTAGTTGTAGTATAGTTTGCTAATGTTGATGTTACACCGGCTGTTGTAGCATAACTTGACAATGTTGTTGTCAAACTGGAATTGGTTACATAGCTAGCCAAAGATGTAGCTAGACTCTTTGTAGTTATAATCTTGGTGCCGCCCAGTGTAACACCATTCATTAATCGAATAGTACCGTTGGTTACGTCGTAAACTACATCTCCAGCGGCATAGGCTAGTTTGTCTAGGTCGACACTATCGTATGGTACTAATTTTAGTGAATGTACGGTTTTGCTCATGAATACCAGTCCTTATTAACTAGTATTTAACCGTTTTTATTCTTTATGATAGTACTGATAGTTGACTGATGTTTCGTTTTCTTTATGCACTGTAGCCCCGTTTTTCAAGTGAAATCTACGGGCCATTTCTGTCTGAGGGCTTAGTGTAACTATATTTTTTACATCCGAAAATTCTTTAAGAATCCATTCAGCAGCCTGTTTGATCAGTTCCGCGCCTGCACCAGGTTTATAACTCCAGATAGTGTAGAATACCGCAGTATCTTTGCTTTTGTCCATGCTGATGAGATCTGCTTCATCTTTGGGAATATCTTTGAGCCATTGCAAACAGGTAGCGGCTAAAATTTCTTCTCCTGCACGAAGTATCAAAATTTCAGCGGCTTCGTTGATCCTTTGATCCATGGGAATATGTGGTCGAACAGGATCGTCTTTAACAACTTTTGTTAACGGATCGTCTAGACTGCGTAAGTGGTATAGTTCCATGGTGTGTCATCAGTATAATATACATACTTATCTCTTTGACTAAAATCTTAAAGAATTTACACTTCGTCAGTTGGTAGATTATTTAACAAGTCTCTTAATTTACTACTGGCCACTTCTGCACGTACCTTTGGTGCAGGAGCCCCTACAGTCGGATCATCTTGTGCTACCGTTTGTCGTTGCTTAATACTGTTCAGTAGTGTACTGCCTGCACTTTGACTATTGTGATTTCCATAGCCATCTTCTTCTGCCAAGTCACTGATACGCAAACTATCAACATCAAACTCTAAATCAATCTTCTGCCCAACACCGCTAGAACTACGTGTTTTCATCAGTTGAATTTGATAGCGTCCCCGCTCACGCATGGCACGACTTGTAAAAATACCAAACACATTATCTGCTGTTTGAATCTTGCTTAATCCGCCGCTGATATGGCTGTGATCAAACTCAACTTCTTCTACAGCACCACGATTCAACTGCGCCGCAGTTACAAAAATACACTTCTTTTCCATGGCCAAATTGCGTAATTCTTCACTTACATATTTGTCTTTAACAAACAAGTTTTCAGCACTAATTTTCTTACCCATGGGCATTAACAAATCCAAATAATCAACCAGTAACACATCAACCTTACGATCCATCTTGATTTCATACTCTTTGAGATATGCACGAATGTCGTTGGCAGTTTTACCCGAGGGCATATATTTGACTTGATAAGTGCCGCTTTTCTTGCCAATCATTTTGATCTTCATTTCAACATCATCAATGTTCTTGAAAATCTCACGTGTTGCCAAGCCAGTCAACATGGCATCCATACGCATGCTCACCAGTTCTTCACTGAGTTCCAATGTCAAGTAAACAACATTCAAACCTTGTAGTGCCCAGTTGATACCTAAATTGGCCAAGAACAACGATTTACCAGCACCAGATCCTCCGGCAAAAATATTAAGTTCTCCTCGGTTCATACCACCAAACAATTTGTCATCGACGGCTTTCCATCCAGTTGAAATTTGTCCGTTGTTGTCTTTGATTCGCATGAGTCTGGCACGTGGGTCTAAGAAATAGTCAGTGCCCATGTCTTTGGTCAAGCCTACTTGTACTGCGGCCTTGATCTTTTCTTCTACAGGACCGTACTCACCTTTCTCCAGCAAATCAGCACTTTCAAGAATCGCTCGCTCAAGACCTTTGTGTCGAATAAAAGTTTCAAAGTCACTCATTAACCAATCAAAGTGTTCATCTTTTAAATTTTCGGCGGGTTTGAAACTCTGACTGGTTGCCGCATTAACAATATCTATCGTGGGTAATATGCTGTGATCTTCCACATACTTTTTCATAAATTCTGCGGTGGTTTGCAGTTTGCGATCAAATAGTGTGGGATCAAAGATAGATTGGCAACGCACAAAAGTGGTTGCATCACTCAACATCATTTCCAAGTACAATTTCTGTACATCATAACCGTATTCTATATTTTGTGCCATATGCTATTATACTTTCTAATTAAACACTTTAACACCATAATGGCGTTCGAAGTTTTTTGAATCTGCATGGTCGTTCACCATGGGTTTGCCTTTGATATTTAAACTGGTGTTAAGTAGCATAGGGCATCCGGTTTCTTTGTACCACAACTCTAACAGTTTTCTAAACGGACTGCCATCATCCGGTACAGTTTGTACACGTGAAGTTCCATCACGATGAATGATGGCAGGATAAAGCTGAGGATGCCTACAACGAGCGACCACTTGCATATACCTACTAGTATCCCAACCGTGAGGCATATCGAAATACATATCAGTAAGCTCTTCGAGTATTGCCGGAGCAAAGGGTCTAAACTCTTGTCGTTGTTTGATTGCATTTACCTTGTCCTTTATTTCTGTGCCGCGTGGGTCTGCCAATAAACTTCTATTACCTAGTGCTCGTGGACCAAATTCTGCCTTGCCACGAGCTATACCACATATTTTATTTTGTATAATATATTCTACAATTTCTTCATTACTAGCACGATACCCCATGTCATACCCTAAGAAATTATTGGACCAATCTGTCGAGTCTTTCCACTTAGGGTGGTTTGCTAATACTGCACCTATGGCGCTACCTGCATCTCCAGGATTGGGATAAATCCACGTGTTGTCAAAATAATCACCAGTGAATCTATTAGCTAGACAATTCAATGCACACCCGCCCATTAAGACTAAATTTTTACTCTTGGTTAAATCTTGAGCTTTGGATAGTGCATTTGTAAACAGATGCTCGTACATCAATTGTGTACTTGCGGCAAGTTCGAAGCTATCGCTAACTGTTAAATCAGGACGCCAATCTTGGCACCCCCTATGTAGATTTTTCTTAAATTTAAACTCATTCGGATCTTTAATAAAATCAGTATACATAGCATGCAGATAATCTTTATGGAGACCATATGCCGCCATGCCCATGGTAATATATTCGTCTTCGTTAGGTTTAAGGCCAATACGTTGTGTCATAGCACTATAAAACAGTCCAATACTATGTGGATAACTTCTACTCCAAACTTTTTTAAGTTTATTATCAGCGCCTTTCCATATGGTCATTGTTTCAAACTCGCCGATAGCATCTATAACTAATATACAGGCGTCATTGAATCCGCTGGTATAATATCCTGTGGCCGCATGACTTAAATGATGATCTACATACGTAATTGGGGCGGTGATTTCGTATCTAGCCATATAAATTTCAATGTTGTTATCTCGATATTTCCATCCTTGTCCTGCAATTAATTGTCGTAATGTTTTTTTGAACGGACGTTCATACCAATATATATGATCAGGAGATCCAAACCGTTTGGCATCTGCGATTAATTCTCGGCATAAATCACGGTCGTTTTTTTGGCCGCTGTAACGTTCGCTATGACTAGCAAATACTAATTTTTCATCACAGAACACAGCTAGTGCCGCATCGTGACTGTTGGCGCTTATTCCCCAACTAATCATTTGTAGATAAACGGATCTCTCTTCCGTAATTCCGCAAGTTTTTTCTTGTATAATCTGTGATCTTGCCAACGATGCCATGGCCACAGTAAAAAGTCAATTATTTTATTCATGTTGATCCTTAAACCATTGTTTTACTCGTAATCTAATTTTCAGTGCGTTTGATTCTTTAGCACTTACGATTAACCATAATGTTGCCAGTCTTCCTAGCTTGATGACAGCATCATTAATATCTTTGACACCGTCTGGCCAATCTGGCATACTTACCGACCAGCCATATTCGATTGCCTGTTCTACAGTACGTGGGCCTTGATGATCCTTGTCCGGCACTAGTATTAGTTCTTTGCCTAATTGTTTAAGCAACCAATTCTGACTGTCTTTAATTTCTGCACCAAGTAGCGCACATCCATCAATACTTAGTGCATCAAACGGTCCTTCGCTAACAATTACGAACTCTCTATCGTCCAGTTGATTGTCTAAATTAAACACATAACCAGGTTGTTGCTCACTCAAATATTTAGGTTGAACATCATTCACAGCACGGGCGGTCCAACCTACAATTTCGCCTTTGTATAAGAATGGGATAATAATTCTGTTATTAAATCCAACCTTGTTAGTATGATAAAACGGATAAGCAAGTGGATCTATTTTTCGTCGAGCTAGGTATTCTACTACATTATAAAACGCCGACGGAATTTCATAATCCTCATCAGTCATCTTGAGAAATGTCTGCCATTCGGCAAAACTTTTAGAATCTAATGGCAGTGCTCTGGTATCAAACTTAGGAATTATTGTGCGAACTTCGGTAGTGTTGTTGTCGTCTAATCTAAGTGCTTCCAACCTCAGCTGACTAATAATATCATCCGGAATATTAAGATCCCGCATGAATTTATTCATGTTCTTACTGATATGCCTGCCAGGTTGCCAACTGCATTTGAACCCGCAGTTGAAACAGTGATAGCTAACTGCATCCCCTGCATTGACAATAAATCCGCCACGCTGTCTTTTGTCGTCACAACACACCGCGTTAAAGCTAATCCAACCGCTTGGAGTTTGTTTACGCTTGCCAGGTAAATGTGCTTGGAGTGTCTCGGAGATTAGGCTCATAGCCTAAGTATAACAGATTTTTTGATTAAGATCAATAGCTAACTGTAACTGTATCAACCGTTCCGTAGTATAATAGAGCATTTTGTTGACTACCAAATTGCCAAATGTCTGGATATGTCCAACTCACTCTAAAGTAATTATATTTGCCCACAGTTCCGGTAAAATTCACAGTTTGAGTAGTTGCACTGGTACTAGAGAATGTTTGAAGTTGTGTAGCATTTCGAAATGACTCTACACTCACTGTACTATCTTCTGTTGCTTCAAGATAAAGATTACCTACAAATCCAGTTAGACTGATTGCAAAATTTACGGTAGAAGTTGGTGTTGCTTCGTAAAATTTAGCTGGTATTGCACTGGTATGATTGATAACATTGCCCATGAAATTAATTTCGCCACTAAACTTATCATAAACAATGCTACTTCGAGTAACCGGTGTTGCAGAACCAACTACTTCAATTGTACCAACTGCATTGAATCTACTGTCTGTATAAAGTGGTATTGTGTTAGTACTTGAATCAGTTGCTGTGACACTATATTTTAAAAACTGGTGTGCTACACTGGCAGTATCTGCGGCAGGAATAGTTACTTTTCCAATTCCTGTGATACTAGTAGTGCTGATAGTATACGGACTAGTTGCCAATCCCTTGCCGCTAGAATCCATTACATTTAATCGTAAATTTGTTATTGACGGAGTGGTAACTAGGTCCAGTCTTTTCTGGTCAGCGTTCTGAATGTCAAACTCAATGACATTGGCAACACCTTTGTAAATCTTAATTGTTTTTGCGTACACGACTGTATTCTCCGTTGTGAATCCTGCCAAATCGGCCAAGAGTATAACTCTGTTTGGGTATAAATAACTTTGGATTTTTTGCATTTGGCAAGGACCTTTAATAGTATTTATGGCAAAATTAAGAGACAACATAGAACAAAATTTACCCTTTATCAGCGTAATCAACTACGGTGAAAATGAGTACGTCGGCATCATAATAAATCAAGATCAGTTTGTTACCAGCTTTTACGATTTAAATGCTATCAAGACTCCCGAAGAAAAAACAGTATTTTTAGATATTGGGGAAACTTGGTGGTGGGAATCAAATCGTCAATTCCCTATTAATATTTTCTGCAGAGAGCAAATATACCCGTTTAACTACTGTATAAAAACTTTCAACAGCAAAGACGTTAGAGTATTACTAGGACCTGTAGTAAATCTCATGAATCTAACTATGAAACGTGTAAAACGTAAATCAGTCCAGCTCGTTCGCAAAGTTCGTTAAATTTTCGCAGATTAAATTCATTTGTACTACCACCACATGTGCGTAAGCAATAGCATGTGCTTTCTTAAAATAGTACTCATCATTCTCCGGTTTCGTCCAAACTTCTGTCATCACCGTAGTCCAGTCTTTCCCAATTAGATATCGTTTCGCGGGACGAATCATTGCTAGTACTGCCGCCAACTGCTCGATAGATCCAGGTTTCATTTGTCTTAGAATAGCACCATGCCCATTCACATGGAACAAGTTGTTCACGAAGTCGTCTTCCAACAGTAAATCCCATAACGGTTCTGTCTCCAATAATTGAGTTAAATGCTCTTTGCTTTTAACACCTTCATAGACACTGACATTTAAAAAATCTATTTTAAAATAACCTCTATCTTCCGCTTCTTTATAATTTAATGTACTTATTCCTGTGATCGGATTATAAGGAATAGATGTACAATATACACCGGTATTATGCTTTTTATCTGTATCAAGCCGTGCATCGATATGCCTTAATACATCTAAAGCCTTTGTTCTATCTGCAAAGTCGATATCAATATCTGGCATTATAGATCCGATTCTTTAATCACTTCTTTGACAAATTCTACATCTGCTGGCAATTTTTTAAATCTATGTACCCAAAATGTTGGATCGATCATAGCACTTACGGCATTTAGCTGTTCATCATTAAATTTTTGTAGCATGGCTTTACCATTAGTACTGTGCAGTATTAACCATGGACTAATTTTTCCATCTTTAATATCGTAACAAGCACGACTGAGGCTAACATATAAAAAATAATGATTCCACGCCGCAGAGTTAGCATCGGCCCATTCAACCATATGGCTGATACTTCTTTGTAATGCTGTTTCTGCAGGCTCGGTCTTAATTAAATCAATTACATATTTTTCATACAGTTCTTCTCTGCACCAGTGATCTAGTTTTACTCCACTATGTACTACATAGGTAATAAATTGATCTGGGTATAAAGGATTTACGTTGCTGACAAAGCTACCAAATTTTACAAATGCATTATAGTAGGGACTTTTTGCAAACTCTTCATATGTTTTATCTTTGTACATTGTAGGTTGTGCAAATTTAAAAAATTTATTGAATGTATCATATGCCAATACCACATGTCTTTCAGTTTTAGCCAAAGCTCGGCGTTTCTGTTCGCACACATGTACAAACAATGTCTTTTCTCGAGTGAAATTACTACCACAATAAGTACACTGATAAGAAGTATTTTCAGATGCTAAATTCATTTTAATTTTTTTGCAATAGTTGGTTCATCCATACCGTACTGTCTTGCGAGATCTTTAATTTCTTTATCTGTGGAAATTTTGGCCATAACTTCCAATTCATCTTGTTTCAAATGAGGCATTAGTTCTTCTAATAATTTAATACGTTTTCCGCCAGTTACTTTCTTTTTACCAATCCACTCGTGAAAGAATACAGTCTCTCCGTTATAGCTACACATACACAGTAACAACCATAAAAGTTTTGGATGCTTTTGTAAACTGTTCCAATGCTTGTTAAAATATTCATTTACGGTCAAAACAAAATGTTCTTGGACTTCACGTTTTTGACCTTTAACACTACTAATGTATCTATTTAAAATAAAAAACTCGCTCTTAAGGCTTTTTTGTTGCTCAGGTGTCATTTCATCCCATGCTTGTCTAACATTCATGTCAACGAACGCTAGTTTTTCCTTAAGCTCAATTTTATCACTCATAGTTTGTCTTTACTTAGTTTGTATATCATTATAACACGATCAAGAGCCTTTTGTAAAGTGGGATTGGTTTCAGCCATGCGATGAATTTCACCCCACATCTTTGTTTCTTGTATCTGTTCGTACAACGGTCTACCAGTACGAGTTCTAGGATCAAAATTTGGATCCGTAGGGTCATATTTCCAACCTATAGCTTGTCTAGTGCTAGGATCAGCACCAAATTCTCTAGCATACGTCACGCCATCTGTCCTCTCGTATATATATTTTGTTCCCGGCTTAAGACTGCCCATTCCAGTTTTCCTTTACAAAATTACCACTAATAGAAATACGCAAACTATCACGATCTCTAAATGGATACACATAGTGTGTGATCTCCGATGGGAACATTAGAATCATACGTTCTTCCGGATATATCAAAGTTTGTGGCGGATATAGACTATTTGCATGACCGTAATTAAATTGTATAGCACCTTCAACATAGTCTATACATTGTTTACGCTTGCCTTCATAGTTTTGTAGATATTCTGGAATTTTAAGATAAATCACATAACTGATAATGCCTGTATGATTATGTACAGGTTGAAATCCGTCATGTGCTTGAATGTTAATCCACTGATTCAATAGTCGTAAATTATTCCTACCAATGTATTCTTCTACATGCATTGATAGCTGTTTTTCAATAAAATTCTTATGTTCTAGTTTTAGAAATTCAAAGTCTCTACCACCAAAATAATTTTCATTTTGATATAATTGCTTGTAAGACTCTAAATGATTTGTATACTGATCCCACAGAAAATTATAGAATTCATCCGATATAGTGCTTTGGTATATTTGTATACCAATAGGTATTAATTTCATTGTGCTGGATCAAAATTTACAGGTACAAGTTTAGCATCAAATGCCATAACTGTACGATAGCCCGGACCTTTCCAAGGATAAACGGTATGTGGTAAATGACTCGGAAATACTATCACTGTACCGGGTATTGGTTTATATTTCCATACATCCTGCATGACAAATTTTCTAATATCCTTAGTCTGTTGTAACTGGAATAAGATTTGTCCATCTGATGAATTAGTAGCATCTTCGTCAATATCCGGTGCAGTAATATAAATGTTTCCACTAAGATGTCCGTCTGGGTGACTATGCATTTCTTGATAATCACCTGCTTGCTGGCGTATGGTCCAGATGCTGGTTATTAACGGCTTACAGTATTTTAATTCTTCTTTGCCAGATTGTTGTGTAACAATATCCATATATCCTTTACACAAATTTTCTAAATAATATACTAGCCACAGAACATCAATACCAATAGGGTTAGGATACACATGTACTTGTTGTCCGCCACGAATACTCAATCCAGGATGTGTAGAATCGTCATGTTCTGGCCTAGAGTGCATGTCTGTAACTAGACTCAACATACGACTGAATTCTACGGCAGGTACATCGTCGATGGCTAAAATTGTAGGTTGAAAATAAGCAACTTTTAATGTCATAATATTTTATCCAATTGAATAATTTCATTTTGTCTTGATATTTCCTTAACAAAGTATACACAGTCTGGCTTGTCTCCTTGTCTAATTGGAGTTGCTAGTAGCTGACTATTTTTCATCTTAGGGAAATACCATTTGACATCATTGTAAAAATTTACAATTTCTATTTTTTTAAATTCTACTCTAAAACTACTTAGTGGATTAAAACATAATGCTTCAAATCCTCTATCATTTAGACTAGTTAATGGCAAAATTTCAATATCACACCCACTAGAACTATCGCCAACTGCTATACTCCAGTCAATGGGCATTGCAATTTCGTTACCCCCGATATTTAATACCATAGCAGGTGCATTAAACGATTCTAGGAAAATTAACGGCATAAAAAAGAAATCTGGTTCTTTTGGATCGCTGTTATCTAGCACCGCAAATCTGGTATTTTCATCCACTTCCTCTGGTAAATTGTTCAATGAGAACGTTTGATTATCTAATGTTAATATCTGCATGATTCCTTATTTTTGCCAATCCACTTTCTCAAGAGTAAATGGATACTTGGCGTCCTTGTAAAATTTTTTCCTCGTTGTGAGGTGGCGTTTTGCAAATTTACAAGTTGAAGTTACATCCCAGATTTGTACAAAGTCTTTATCTTCTGCTTTACGAATACCACGTCCTATACTTTGAATAACTCTGACAAACGATTTGCCAGGCTCCAAAAGAACCAAGTTAAAGATCCTAGGTATATTAATACCAACAGCCGCGACACCATAGGTTGCGACCGTAACTTTATTATCCATTGTTGCATGTTCTTTGTACTCCTCTTTCCTTTTACTACCTTTAACTTCACCTGAAATAAACACAGCGCCTTCGATCATTTCTGTTAATAATTTGCCTGTATCAATCCTGTTAACTAGGATTAGTGTATTGCCTGATTCCGATAAGCCTTTAATTAATTTACTAAAATACGTCATCCTGTCTTTGTTAGTGACAAGATATTTTAATTCTTCTTGATATGTTTTAAACTCGGGTAAGTCTATAAGTTGTAGTACATTTACATGTAGATTACTTAAGATTCCCATTTCTTGTAGTTCATGCGCCTTAATTCCGCCAACTACAGGACCAATGCTGGCAAAGATAGGCTCTGCTTCAAATGCATCTTTAGGAACTGTACCAGTTAATCCCCAACGTATAGGAGCATTGCACAAATTCTGTGTTAGTAAGTTTTTAAGTACTTCTGCTTTGGCCATGTGTACTTCGTCAACAATTACAGTCTTAACGCCGTCGAGGAATTCTGCTAGGGTTACTGCAATATCTGCATCCCAGTTCTTAGATTTTTTATCTAAAATATTAAGACTTTGCCAAGTACAAATAGTATGTGTTTTGTTTAAATCTTTCCTGTCACCGTAGTATACACCGACATCTAATCCGCAATTGATAAAGTCTTCTTCTGTCTGTGTGACTAGGTCTTTGTTAGGAACAATAACGATAGTACGACCAAATTTTTCACAACAATGCGACATAGTCGCGGTCATAATAGTTTTTCCAGCGCCGGTTGCTACTTCCTGTAAACTTTGTGTATTAGTAAAAAATCTGTTTACTACTTCTACTTGATCCGCTCTTAGTACAATAGGTTGTCCGGCATATCTGTGTCCTTCTGGCCACACTTTGCCTTGATCCGCCCAGTAATTTTCAGTAATAGGTTCAAAGGTAATTTGTTTAGTAGTGCGTAAGTCGTCGAGCTCGTCAATACTGATATCCATGTCAGATAAAATACTTAAACACCGTTCAAGCTGGCTAAGGTAGCCATTACCGCCTAGACCAAACATACTAACCTTGCCGTCCCAACGCCCTAATTTGTAAGCAGGACGATATCTAGCAGTAGGATCTTCGTACTTAAAGGTGTTGGCTAACTTTTTTCGTGCTTCGAGGTTTAAGTTTTCAAACTTGATATTCACCTCGTCTTTGATAATTAATTTCACCGCCATGCGCCAGTCCTTGGAGTTTCAGTCATTGGTTGTTCGGCGGCATAATCTATGGTAAGATCACAGCAATTTGAGTAAACTGCGGTTTTTCCGTGTCTACTGCCCATACGAGGATCTATGTTAATGATACTCATTGGTACCCAAGAATTTTTTAAGAAAAACTTTGGCAATTTTCCGCTTTGTACAACTGCAACTTGTGTGGTTTGATCAAGTATTTTATTGTACTGTTTATTAGCAATAGTTTGATTGAATATTTTTCCGTTTTCGGTATTGGCCAATCTAAAATATACTCCTACATTTTCATCAATTTCATTTTTTTCCAAAGCATGAGATAATATGTTTAGATTTTCTTGAAACGCCGAAGTTTCTTGTATTTCAAATATTAATAGTAGAGGCAATCGTTGTAATCTTTTTAAACTTGCAACTACATCAGATAACGAATGTTGATTTTTATCAACCCATACCCTGGATGCAGATCTATTGGCTAGGTGCTCTGCTAGAGTTTCGCCGTGATTCTTAATTGTTGATGTAGTAAACTTATATCGCATACTACGGTCGGCTAGTATCAACGGATCTTTAAAAATATCTATATCAATCTCTTGTGCAAGGTGTTTATGAAAGGTCTTACTAGTTATGTTGTCTATAAAAAACTGATTTTCAGCTTCGTTCTTAGACCAAGATTTAATAGTTGTATAGTGAGACTTTATGGCTGGATCTACATCAAATTGCAATGGCTCTAACAGCTCATATAAAGTAATAATATTTTTTTCTGTTAGTGCAACTTTGAAAGTTTTAAATCCGTCGGCTTGACCAAACTCTTCTAAGTTTGTCATTTTAGCATTTAGCATTTTTCTAATATGCGAATTATACGATACTTCAATGACTAAACAGGGATCATCTGATCCTATAGATTCAATAAAGAATTTTTTTATAGACTCCACTGCTCTAAATGTTTTTAACCAAACAGGAGATTCTACTGCTTGTTCTATTTCGGAAGAAAAATTACTTAATTTTTTCTGATTTTCTTTAAGAATCTTTAAAATCAATCTAGCTTGATTTTCTGTAATATAAAAATTACCAGTGATTGTGTCGTGTAGACTTGTCAAAGTGCTAAAATCTTTTTTACTAAGATTCATCCGAGTATACTCGTTTTCTTCTTTAACAATTTTATATAATAATTGATCTACGTTCATATGTTTAAGTATACACTTACTAATTTCAAAGGTCAACCTTATAGAAAAAAATAGGCCTCAATATTATTTAAGGCCTATGAAGGTCGTTTTGGGCAAATTGATTATAGACTAGAATCTTCCATACCTGCTACTCTTAATTTTACAATGTTTGTAATCATCCATTGTTTTTGATCTAGAGCCTTGGTAATACTCAACCACTTGTTACGTAACAAGGCAAATTCGTTGATAATTTTTTCAAAGTCAACAACATCAGATTCGCCTTCTACATAACGTTCGCAATCTCGACTACTAAGAGCACGTTGATAATTTTCTAAATACTTGCGAAAGTGACTACTTTTAAGTCGTCTAAGTTCAATGTTAAGATATTCTAATATTGCTTCGATTTCTTGTAATTGACTAAATCTATGTTCGACTATGCCGGGCATTGCGGCCGCGGCACGTTCGATATTACCACTAACACGGCATTCAGATTTTGCTTCCAATAATTCTGATTCAAAATATTCAGCCGCATCTGGTATGTTAGAAATGTCTTTAGCTACACTAGAATACCAGCCCATTAAAACTCCAATTCGTCAACATCATCTTCGTCGATATCTTCCTCATCCATATAGTATTCAATGGCTTGATCTAATACCGGATCAATTCCAATGGCACCTTGCATGATTCTATCGGATGTACCGAAGTCGGCTAGTAAGTCTACATATCTTTCTGCCGCTGTTTCTAATTGTTTCTTTTCGATAAACTCGCTAAAAAACACCCAGATGTCGCCAATTTGCTGTTCATTCAACATTCTCTTCTGTCTCCTCAGGAATAGTAGTTGTTAAAGGTTTAATATGATAATTCGCCATTATCATATCTAATTTATCATCTTTCCATTCTTTTCGGTAGAATTTGAATTCTTCACCAGTAGTAGGATCAACATATTTTAATCTGTTGCCTTCTTGTTTTAGTATGCCTTGTTTCTCGAGCATATCAACCATACCGCTATAAGGATTCATACCTGTTTCATATGGAATCTTAATCTGTACAGTTTCAAAAGGTTTACTATAACGAGTTTTCATAATCTTGCAGGCCGCACGAATACCCATTACATCTGACACCTTGTTGCCATCCTCATCCTCTTTAAGTTTGAGTTTTTTCATAGCAACAACAATACTAGACGCATATACAAAGCCTTGTCCGCCACTAATCTTGTCATCCGGATCAAACATATCTTGACTTGCGTATGTATGGTTAGTACATACCATTCCGACATTATAGGATCCAAACATATTAACACAATTACGCACTAGAGCTGTAAGTGCTTTAGGTTTACGACCCATATCACCTTTTAAATCACCTGCTTCAAACTGATTAATATCAGTAGGAGTAAGTAACATGCCCAACGAATCGATGACAAAAAGAACTTTAGGACGTTCTGCCATTGCTTTATACTCAGACATGAATTCATGAATAGTTTTAGCAACATCATCAATCATTGCCATGTTGAGTTTAAGTAATTTGTCTTCGCTAGTGTCTACACCAAGATCTTGCAACCATTTTTCATCAAGCGCATTTTCACTATCAATCAAGATAACATAGATACCTTGTTCTTGTGCGTTACGAACTAAGTTGCCGGAACAGATAAAACTTTTGCCAGCGCCAGACTCCCCGGCAAATACAGTAACTTTGCCTAGGGGTACTCCTTTGTGGAAATCTCCACTGATTAGATAGTTAAGCGTATAATTACCTGTACTAATCCAATCTGTTGGATCATTAAATCCAACACCTAGACCGTCAATACTTTTGGTCAAGGTCTTTCTAAATTTTGATAAATCGAAGGCTTTTGTAGCCATAAGTTAATTCTCCTAATTAAGTTGTAAAGGGCCGAAGCCCTTTACTTTATGCTTTTTGACGATTACGGATCATTGCCAAAATATCTTCGGCACGTGATTCGCCACCAGCTGAAGCTGTTGCAGGTGCTGCCTTAGGAGCAGGAGTTGCTTTAGCTACTGGAGCGGGTTCGTCATCAATGTCATCAGCCACAGGTGCTGTAGCCTTAGGAGTTGATTTAACAGGATCGCCAGTGTTTTGGCTCATACCTGCTGGCTTGAAATATTGTCCCCAACGATCCATGTCATATGGCTCGCCATCGACTGAAGCTTCGAACATTTCCTTCATGACCTTCAATTCAACTTCGCCTGGTTTCTTAGGCAAGAAGTCATTCAAGTTATACAATCCATGTTCTTTAATAGCCGCTTGTTCAGCGTCATTCAGTGGACGCTCGCGACGTGCCCAGCTTGATGTTGAGTAGTCAGCATAACCACCTTTTGAAGTTTTCTTCATACGATAGTCTAAGCCATGTACCAAGTCAGTTGGCAAATCTTCCAACTCTGGGTCAACAAGTGCCGCACGAATCGATTGGAAAATCTGTGGACCGATAATGAAACGACGGATTGGATTTTCTGGTTGGTCTTCTGATTTTTCGCCTAGTCCGTCTTCAACAACGAAACCTTGGAAAATATAACTGCGTTTTTTCCAGTACTTACGACCCATATCTTCTAGTGCAGGATCTTTGAACCAGCCACGCACTTCACTCAAGATTGGGCAAGTATCGCCATACATTTCTACGCATGGTACTTGTACTGTGATTGATTTGCTTTCGGATTCACCTTTGATTCCAGCGAATGGCAATTTGATCATTGCACGTTCTACCCAGAAAAAAGTGTTGTCAGCGTTACCGTCTGGTAAGAATCTAAGTGTAGATTCGCCGCCTTCTTTAAGATTCCAGAATGGGTAAATTGATTTGTCCCCACCGGATTTGTTTTCTGAACCACGTTGTTCAGATTGTTTTAGTTTTGCTCTAATTTCAGCCAAAGATGCCATAATTGTTCTCCTTAAATATGCTTTTGTTTGCCTAATATTGTTTTACACCCTGTAAAACAAAAAGTGCATACATGTTATTGTACGCACTTTTATTTAGTAAAGCAAGAGAAATTATGCTCTAAATGTGAGCATTTTACTCAATTATCTATAATGGATTAAACTTACAATACGATTCAATTCATCTGCTTGAAACCCAACTGATTCTTTAACATCTAACGGAGTTGGGGGAGGACTTTTCATAGCCTGAGCTCTCATTTGTTTTTGAAACTCTAAACTAGGATCTTTCAACCTCGGGGTTGAAGATTTAGGGTTTCCAAAATTTAAACTATACGGATTTGTCTCTACAGAATTGCCGGCCTGTGCGGCACTGTTGCTTTGCCCAACACTAGATAGTTGAGTAGGATCGATCATAGCATAGCCTTCTCCCCAGTCGGTCCAGCTTTGTCTAGGAGGTGTGCCTTTAATAGTAAGCCCTGCATCTTTGATCATAGAAAAAATATCTTTGTACAATCCGCTGTTTACATCCTGCAATCTTAACGGTGCTGGCTGGTTATTATTTTTTCCTGCTCCGGTATAGTAAATCATTCCATTTTTTGGACTGATTGCATATCCAGTAGTTCCTGCTTCTGGCTCTTTGATCAATGCTTTAATATTTGCTATTTTTGTAGATTTTGCATTGTTTGCATCTTTTTCTGCGTTCCATTTTGCCCACTCGTCTTTTCTTTCTTCTTCTGATTGGCCACCAGGTGAGGCAGCCTGAGCAGCCGAATTGCTAGCATCAGTACGAGCACCACCAGCTGAAGGTAAACTAGCAACAGCGGCATCAGCACGAGCACCAACATCTTTTGCAAAATCTTTAGTAGCTAAGATACTTTTAACCTGAGGAATGGTTTCCGCATATTTTCTTGCAATTTCAACAAATTTTGGATCACTGAATACAACGCCAGCAGTTTCATTCCCCCAGCGGCCGTCTGCACCATACTTTGGAAATTTTCCGCCTGCTGTTACAATTTCGTCT